CCTTCAGCTTTTAAGTACCATAAGTAACCTGATTGTCCTTCTTCACCTGAAACTTCAACCCAACCAATTTGAGACGCATCAGATCCATTGATTTGATAGAAGTCTTTTATAATAATTGGTTTGTTAAAAAAGCTTTTAAATTGTGGTTCATTAGAACTTGTTTGTCCATTAGTACCTTTTGCCCATTCAGATCCATATACCATAACGATACAAGAATCATCAGCATCGGCAAAATCTGTTTGATCAACACCTGAATCAATCACATCTAAAGTAGCACCTTTATAAGGTAAAACTGTAATAGTTGCTCCTGACACTTGTTTTACCCAAGCTTGAGTAGTCGCGTTAGATTTTGATATTAAAACTGTATCACCTACTCTAATTGCGTGGTTTGCGCCCGCTGCGTTACCATCAATATCATTACCAATATCAATCGTGTTATTTGACGCGTCATTGATTTGTGCGTTGTAACTTAAATGTAATCTTCCCTGTTCCGACCAGATTACTTGGTCTGACGACATACTTTCTTCTGCTCCAACTTGTGATAAGAAACCTGCGATAGTTCTGTTACCGAATACCTCAGCTTCCTTCTCCATTAGATCAGGCAAGTATTGTTGTGCCCATCCTTTCGTACCAGTCGACGTAAAGTCAATATAGTTGTTAACTAACGTCATTGGCGTTGGGGATAAAACACTGTTTAAATTATCTCCTGCTGTAATTGCCATTTTGTAAAATTTTTAAATTGTTATTATTTTTTAGTTTTAAATTTAAAAGTTGGCGATTGATCATCATTTACTACTCTCATTTTCATTCCACTATTGTTTTTTACATCACCAAAAGTTTGTCTTGGTGACATATCAACATTTTTAGATTTTGCTACGCTATCTTTTAAAGCGTCAGCTCTTCCTTGTTCATAAAAATGGTTAGCTATAACATCAGGGTTCATTGCTGTATATAAAGATTTGTGATAACCCGCCTCGTCTTTTATTAAATTATCTTTATCAAGAAACTTTCCTATAAAGTTATTAATATCACTCTGCGTTTCCTTTACTTTATCAGCGTCTTTAACGTTAAACCTAAATCTCTTCTCACCGACATTGTATTCAAAACCTTTGAATTCATCGCCAAAAAACTTATTAGTTCTGTTTAAAAATACGTTTTTAGCCTTTTTGTTATACTCTTCTGTATTAGCCGCCTCCTTTTTGTAATTATCATAGAAATTAATTGCTTCTTTTTGCTCATTAGTAAGCTTTGAACCAGATTTAATTTCTGCGTAATACTTAGACTTTTGCCTGTCTAAATGGGCCTTAGCGTCGGCAACTTGCTCTTTTAACGCTAATTTTTTTCTTTTTATTTCTATGTCTTCATCTGTTGACTCATCATAGGAATATTTATCTTCTAATAAGAAATCTATTTCTTCTCCTGAAAGATGAGGTTTTGTTTGAGAATAATATTCTTTTAATAAAGTACTTTGATCCATCTTGTCGTAATCTTTATTAAGTTTTACATAATCATTCAAATCACCACCTGTTTCTTCCATAAAATCAACTACTTTTTGTATGTTCTCAGGTAGTGGTTTACCAGTTTCAATAGATTCTGTTATTTCTTGTTCAACAATGTCTTTTGTTTCTTTTACCTCTTCTTCTTGTTTTTTCTCTTCATTTGTTATTTCTTCAATAACAGGTGTTTCCTCCTCAGAAACTTCAACATTCTCTTGTTTTTTATCTTCAACTTTAGATGCTATTTCTTTAGCTTTTTCTTGAGTTGTTTTTTCAGTTGTATCAACTTTAATAACATCTGGTTCAGATTCGGTTTTAACAGGTGTGCTTAAGTCAACCTTTACAGGATTATTAGCTGTTGCTTCTAAATCAGATGTTTTAAATTTTTTCATTTTTGATTTTTTAACCCTTATCTTGTCGTTAGATGTGTCTTCAACTTTAGGTTGCTCCTTTTCTGGAGTTTTATTTACTTCTTCTTTTTGTTCTGCCATAATAAAATATTATATAATTAATAAAATTGTTTAATACTAGAGTCCTAAACCAAACTCACCACTAAGTATATCATTACTTGTAGATTCAAAGTTTTTAGGTGGTGAACCTGTTTTTCTTTGTTCTATAAGTTCTGATTGTTGAGTAGCTTGTATTTTTGTTCTTTGATCTTTACGATCTTCTTTAATTTTGTCCTTAGCAACAACCGTTTCTGTTTCAAGTTGTTGGAGCTGTTTATTTAATTCAAACTCGTGATCCATAAGACTTTTCTTTAAATTAGCTTCTAATTCTAATGTTTGTGCCTTATTAGCATTTTTAGCATTCTCAAGTCTAATTTGTGTTTCTACTAAATTATCTTGTTTTTGTTTTTCAGCGTCAACAGTAGCGTTAGCAGCATCTGCTTGTGCTTTACCTTGGGCTTCTGTTTGTGCTAATTGATTTGCTTGATCTCTCTCTTCTTTTCTCTTTCTTCTAACTTTTAATAATTGATTAGCTAATTTTACGTTTTTAGTAGCACGTAAATCTATAGCGTCTTCAAGATTTATACCACCATCTCCTAAAGCTGTTTGTATATTATTCTCAAGCATTTGTTTCTCTTGCTCGTCTGGTTCTAATTCTAAAAATATACCAAAGTCATATAGATGTAAATTTTTCATTTCTTTTAGAGTAGCTACATTATGTGATCCTATTTGTTGTATAAAAGCATCTTTAGTTGGTGAGTATTCTATAATATCAGATATTCTAAGAGATAATTGTTCAGCGACTTCTTGAGTTAAAAACATACCACCTTTTAATATATGTCTTGTTGCTGTATTACTATTAGCAGCTGCCATTTTTTGAACACCAACTAAAGATCTAACATCAGGAGTACTAGCGTCTGTAGCCTCATTTAATCCGGTTACATCTCTTATCATTTGTAGATAATAATTGTAAGTTTGTATTAAACTTTGCATTTTTTGCCCACCAGCTCCATTAGGTAACTCTTGAATAGGTATTTTACCTGGATTACCATCTCCTTCTTGCGTTAGCGATCTACCAACAATCGAACCAGTTTGGAAGAACATGTTTAAAGCTTCTTGTGGATTATAGTTAGTTCCATTACCTAAATCAACCTCAGCCAAACCATCTACATCTAAAAATATTCCATCTGGAACCATTCTAGACATTACTTGTTGTAACTTTAAATGTGTTATTTGAATCATGTCAGCGAAACTAGTTATTCTACTTACAAGTGACTCTATACGTCCCTCATACATTCTTGGAGCACAAATAGCATAATTCATTTTTACTTTAGTAAAATCACTTTTGGGACGCATCATATTTTTAGCTAGTTCCCATTTTAATAATTTATCAGTACCAGCAATCATAGCACCTTCATATAAACACTCTGTAGCTCTTTCTAACTTTTCAAACTTATCGCTCGATCCCTTAGGTGGGTTAAATTGATCATTTTTTAATATTGCTTTATCTCCTCCGCTACCAAGTTTTTTGACCTTATAAACCTCATTCATATAGGTTTTATAATTAAAATATAAAACTTGCACTGTGTTGTTATCATGTTTATCAACCTTCCCTACTTGGTGTATTAAGGATGTCATTCTACGAGTAGAACTTTTTACAATATCTTCTAAATCTTCTTGGCTTAAATGAGGAAATTCTTTAATTAATTCATTTATAGGTATTTCTTTTATTTCTCCAGCATAATAAATATCATCAAAATAAGGTGAGTCAGTATATGAATAAACTAAATTAGCTGGATCAACGTAGTCTATTTTTACACCCTCTGCTGTGTTAAATGTTGTTTTAACTGCTCCAATACCTAAAACTGCTAAATCATAATAAAATCTCTTTTTTGTTAACTCATATCTATTACCAGTCATCAATGTTGATATAGCTTGTTCTTCAGCTAATTCTACACCTTGTTTGTAATTAAGCTGCATGTGTAAAGAAAGTTCTTGATCTGAATCTGGTAAATCTTCTTTGTTTTCTTTTCTTAGTTCTATATTAAAATTAGTTTTAGCAAAATCAGTGAATTCTTTAGTTTTCATTTCTTTAACTAAACTATCCATGTATTTAGTTCTTTTATTTACACCAAACTGATCTTGTGAATACGCTCTAACATCATATAGTCTATCTGCTATTCCATTAACTATAATATCTACAAATTTAGGTATAATTGGTACTGGTGTCCAGTCTAAATTTAAATAAGACAAATCACCATTAATAGATAATTCATCTTTGTATTTTTGTATTGATTGTTCTCCACGTGCGTATAAACGTAATCTATGAAATTTATTGTTACTCTGTCCAAACCTGGATGTTCCTTTATCATGAAACCACTCTTGTTCTATAGCTCTCGCTACTTTCAATCCATAATCGTAACTCATTTTCTCTAAGTCGCTAACGACTTGACTTGGAAAATTACTATGTAAAACTGACTCAGCCATACTTATTGTTTAATTAATTTAGATCTACCACCAGTATTTCCATATCTAGCAATATTTATATTTACTTTTTCTTTTTTTATTTCTGCGTTAGGTCTGTATAAATGTCTGTTGCAAGCCATAACAGCTAATCCTGAACTAATAGTTGCATCATGTTTAGTTCTTTTTGTTATATCAAACCTACTCCAATCGTTTAATGTTCTATTAAAATACATGTTACCAAAACTACCATCTTGTAAAACACCAACATTATTTTGAATGTACATCTCAACAGCGGCCGCGTGGGCTTGTTTTATATCTTCACTTGAGTTAGGTATACCACCAACTTCTTTTTCTGCTACAGACAGTTTTATCCAAAGCTTATCAGGTCGATTCATACTAAACCCTCTATATCCTCTACGTCTTAAATAATACAAAAGACGTGGTTTATTATTCTCTGCTAATATTGGCATTCCGTAAAAAACTATAGCCATTAACATATCTTCAAAAAACATTTCTGCCGTTTGTGGTCTAGCTAAGTATTCTAAAAAAAACATATTAGCTGGAGCTTCTTCCATGCTAAACTTAGTTAACCCATGCAAAGCTCCTTTAGATCCAACACCATCTACTGTTCCTGATATATCGTAACTATCACAACCGAACGCTCCCATATGTTCATTACCAGGATATTTTATACCATTTTTTAAAATGATATTATTTTGTAAATGTACTGGCGGCGTCCAACTTATTCTAAATCTACCTTTTGGATCTGGATAAAATATAACTTTAGAATCTTTAATTCCATTTACCCATTGAAAGTTTCCAGATGTAATACCAAGAGTTCTAGACATCTCATCGTTATAATCTATTTGCTCGTATATCTTTACTAGATTAAAAATACTATTTCTAGTTTCATCTCTAAATGCGTGTTCTTCTGTTCTAGGAAACTGTCTGTAGAACTCGTTTAAACCATCTTGATCATTCTTTAAACCATCAGCTTCATTTTGCCAATGCTCTATAATTCCTATATCTATTAATTCACCATGTGGGTCGAAGACATCATCGTCCGGTGTATCAAACACAGGAGCTCCGTATCTGTCAATAAATCCTTCATAGTTCCATTCCATTGGAATAAAAAGAGAATATAACCCAGATTTTGTTTGTCCATTACGATTTCTTTCTGTGACATCTGATGCATTATATAGTTTTTTAAAGTTATCTCCCCCTTTATCTAAAGCGTTACTAGTTGATCCCATCATACATTTACCTATAATTCTACTACCTAATCGTAAACATGTTTTTGTAACCCTCCAGTTATTTAATATATTATCTGGTCTTTCCCATTTACCACTTTCATCGTGTACTAGCAATGCTAATTTTTCACCGTCATAACTATTGTCACCTGTGTTCTTCCAGTCAATTGTGGTATCTAAACCAACCATCTCTTCTAATCTTTCGTTAGATTCTAGTTTTTTTCTAGTGAATTTACTAGCCGGAACTCTATACGCTAATTCACTTTTAGGTCTATCCATACCGTCTTGGATAGGTTTAAAAAAGAAAGGATAATTAATTGAGATTGGAACAACTTTGTCTGTAAACATTTTCTTAGCATCTGCTCCTGATTTGGAAAGTATACCGTATCTAGAATCACTTGAAATAGTTGCTAAGTTAACTGCTTCTGCTGAAGACATGAAAGAAAATCCAGATCTACGGTTTTTTAGGTAACACATACCATAACACCGTTTATCTACTTTACACGCTTCCCAAAATATAAAGAATAATCTATTTGCTTCTCTAAAATCTGGGGCTCCAACGTCAATTTTACTCCATTGTAAGTACATATAGTGCGTACCTGTTATATATGTTGGTTTACCTTTGTTCATAAACCAAAAACCATCTTCTCTACGCTGAAACTCTTCGTCTATATAATCGTACCATTTGCTTTTTTGATCATCCGGGTACATTCTCCAATCGAAGATGTTTTTTATATTTTTTAATTCTTTTGGGTATTCAAACTGTTTCCAATACTGCTCCTCCTTTTTCTTAGACCTACTATATATGTTTGTAGGTTTTGGTAGTGCTATCCTAAGATTTTGGATTTCACAGATTTCACCAATTTGACCATTTTTTGATAATATGATAATATCATGTTCTTTATCGTATCCATATTTCCATTTTTTACCCTTATTCATACGTTTTATAGTCGTATGTTTAATAGGTTCTATTATTTTATATAACGTTTGTTCGTACATTACTTAGATCTTCCTTCAGCAAAACCTTTAAAAGCCCTTACTTGTTTTTCCTCAGGTTCTTTACCCTCGATAATATTCTCTTCTTCTTGTATTCTATTAAGTATTTCAAAAGCATCAAAGATGGCGAGTTTTTTGGTAGCGGCAGCATTCTTAAGTCTGTCTGCTGTAATATCATCTCCGCTATCAACGATAGCTTCTTTCGCAACTTTGATAAGCTCATCAACTGCTTTGTGCCCAGCTTGGATTATACGTTTCTTCGTTTCCTTGATATTCATATTTGATTGTAATTAAATTTGATAAAACTCTATATAGTCTTTTTCCTTCTATTATAAATTCGTATTCAGAATTAGGTTTAAAACCTATTAAATCACCTTCGTCAACTATTCCATCTGAATATTTAACAATACCAGTTAAAGGTTTTTCATCTTCTAAACTAAATATATCGTTATTCTTTATAGGTTGAACAAAACAATATCCCTTAGGAGCGTTCCATTTATTGTTTCTTTTATAAAGAAATATTTGTTCTGAAGTTACAAAATAAGTATTTTCATTAAAATAACTTCTACTGTTTTTTTCTATACCTTTCACGTTATGCCATCTACGAAATACATTGTGATGTACTATAACAGTATCTCCTGGTTTTATATCCGTATCACCAATTATTGGTACTGATAAAACAACAGCCTCTCTATTTACATATTGATGGTTAAAAATCTCGGTGTTTAATATAAGATCTTTATTACCAATCTTTACACTATTATTATATCTATTTCCCTTTGGTTGTATTACAAAATCGTAAACACTTTTCATTAATATTCCAAATTATATTCTACAGATACAGCCATGTTTTTATTAAAATCTTTCCAAGGTAAAACATCTTTATTTTTTTTAATATAAACAGAATACTTGTCTTCTTCTTCTATAATATCACAAATAGTATGGCCTCCATATACTTCTTGACCAACCGCGTAGTGCATAGCATCATTTTTGTAATCTTTACCAACACTAATCTTCCTTATCAGTTTGCTCATTTTCGTAAGTTATCTCTCCTGTATGGATGTTAATATTATTTGATCCGTATTTGTCTTGGAATCTATTTTGTAATAAAGTCATTTCGTCTTGTACACCAGCTAGATAATGCAACATACCATGTTTTCTAGCTTCTAATGTACCTAATTCCATGTGTGTTTGGTTTATTTTTCCAACCACCATTTGGACTTCTTTTAATTCTTCAGTATTAATATTACTAGATTTAGTAAAATCAATAATTTCTTCTTTCTTTTTTGTTTTTGTTTTTGCCATTTTATTTAATTTGATTATTAATATTTTAAATTACTATACTATTAAGATAGTTGTTCATATGCACTCTTTCAGCAGCAGTTAATGCTCTACCAGCTATTATTACTTCCATCCATTTTGAGTTTTGTGTGCCATCTCCAATTTGTGTTAACGCAAATTGTGTTCCAATATCAGTGTTACCGTCTTTAGGACTAACCTGAGAAAACTCTCCTTGAGCACCATCTAGAGAACAAAATAGATCTCCGTTTGATTCTCTTTCAACACCTATGTTGTGATATGTAGTACCATCATCTGTCATCTCATCAATAGTAGCATCTTCTCTAGTTGCTCCTCCAATTTTAATTCTAATTTGGGTTGGAGACGCTAGTTTTATAAAATCAGCCGTACTATTACCTTCAAATGGAACATCATTGTTTATTGTATTACTCCAATTAGCTCTCCAATATATAGCGAATGCTGCTAGATTTAAAGCGCTACCAAACACAAGACTGTTTAAAGCGTTATCAAATAACACGCTTCCATCAGTTTGATACGTTGGCATCTCTTCAGCGTCATCAGAAGCTGTTGGTTGAGCATGGTTTCCTTTACCACTAAAATCAGACCATTGCGCTACTTGTCGAGCGTGTTCAGTTCCACTATCATCATTTGCGGCTACTTCATCTATACCTTGTTTAAACTTAAGGTGAACTAAGAGATCACCGCCTAAACTTCTTGGTGTCCATATTCCGCTAGGATAAGTATCGCCTCCTACTTTATAAAAACCAACTCCTAACCCTAACATTATACTCCGTAATATAGGATTATACCGTGGGCGTGAGTAGAGGTGTTTTGTATTGATATTTCTGTCCATCTACCATATATAGTTAATCCTTTAGGGAATCTAACTGTAGTTGCAACAGGAACACTTAACGCTTGGTTATAACCACCAGCTTCACCATCACCTCCGTTTGCAGCAACTTGAGTTCCTGTGCCAAAATATGCTGTGTCATCTGGTCCGTTATCTACAGTAGCTGAACCAGTACTATACGTAGTATCTGCTACTAATTTGTCTAAATAAGTATCATCTAAAAAAGTAACAGCTATTATTACTTTTCCTTTTGGAGCGAAAACATCGGTACCATGAGCAACCACATGCCCACTACCCATTTGTCCAAAACCATATGCTACTTCGTGTGATCTTTTTACTGCCATAATTTATTTTTTTACTTTTTCTAGTGATCTACCACCGAAGTAAGCACCAATCACTGTTATTAATACTAATTGTAATAAGTCAGTCCACTTGTCTTGTACTGTAAAATTGATAACTCCAGCATCGATAAATATCAATAATACTGTAGCTACTACTAAAAATACTAAAACCATTGGACGTATGTTTTTAGATAGCCATGAATCTGACTGCATATCCATTTTCCATCTCTCTGTTATTGTTTTCTCCATCTCTACTTCATAGTTGGATACTAGCTTTTTTATTTCTTGTTCAGCAGCAAGCTTTTCTTCTTTAGACGTGTGTAGATTATCTATAACTCCACCTACACCTTTTACTAATTCTGTTGCTCCGCTTGAAAATACTTTTCCTAATATATTCATAATTAAATTTTATTATCCTAAGGTTGGTCTCATTCCACCACCTCCTAAATCAGTGTTTAACTCTCTATCTTTTTCGTCTTTATGAAACTCTCTAGTCGCATGTCTATCTTGCATTCCTTTTACAGCTGAATAACTATCTCCACCTTCTTTTCTGTTTTTCGCAACAGCTCCCCAACTAAGTCCAGAAGCTTTTGTTGTTTTTTGACCTGGTGGTGTTGAATCAACTGTTCCATCCGGATTGAATTTTGTTTGCTCTAAAGGGGATTTCTTTTTACTTTTTTTTTTAGTATCCATTGGATTACTCACATAATCCTCGTACTTACCAGTTTTCTTATTATAAACTTTTCTTTTACCAGTAGCACCACCTTTTCCTTCAACATCTACACCACCCCAAGCTTCATGAGTAGTTTCATCAATATGATCACCTTTTTTTACTTTACCTCTCCAATCAGAAAACCCTTTAGGATATCTAGTGGTGTCAGATTCAGTATGGTGACCATGTTTGCCAATTCCGGTTGTATAAAGACCTTTTTTATCTTTTTGAACTTTACTTTGGTTTTCTACTAAATTAGGATATTGACCTTTTTTAATTTTACCCCATTGATCTTTCGTTTGTTGAAATGGTGATGATTTAGCTTTTTTACCGCTATCAGCCTTCATTGAGGCAATATGTTTATTCATGTTGATTATTGGTTTATCATTACCTTTGAAAACCATACCGTTCATTCCTTTTTTCTTCATATTTTAATGTTTTTCCCAAGGAAGATCTTTGCTACCTTCTGGTAACCACTTTCCTCTATAGTTAACTTTTCCGTTTTTTCTTTCGTACTTTTTACCGTTCCATGTTATCGAGTCGTCATCATATCCTAATTTACCTGTTCTCATATCCATCATATGTTTAGCCTCATGTTTTATAACTTTTTTCTCAAGTGGACTACCATCTGGAATTTGATCACTAATAAATATAGTACCATCGTTATTAGCTTCACCCTGTATACCTTCACCTAATGATTTCTTTATAACAATAGTCGTAGAAGATCCTTTTCCTCTATCTTTTTTAAATTTAAGTTTATCCCGTATCTCACCTTGAGATACTTGTAAACCTTTATTTTTACCCATTTTATAAGCCATTACTTACTTAATAGTTGTGAGGAGATGTTTATAGAGTTTCTTCTATCTGCTCTTGAGTTATATTTTTGTTTACCACCACCACTTTTTTTACCTCCTTGAGATGGTGTTCCTGTCCCATAACCGTAACTTCTACCTGCTCTAGCAGCAGCTAATCTTCCTTCGTGCTCTGCTTTTGCTAAAGCTTGTTCTCTATCTTTTTCATTTGCTTTTTGACGTTTTCTATCTGCTCTACCTTCTGCTATTCTTTTTCTACCTTTTAAAATACCTCTTCTCACCCATTGCGCAGCTCTACCTACAGCATGTCTTTTTTCACCTTTTTTGTTTATTAGCTTACCACCTCTTTTGGTAGCTACACCTTCTTTTTCATCTGTACTAGATATGTCTTTCAGTTTAGCAGCTCTCTTTTTAATTTTCTCATCTAAATCAACAACCTTGCTTTTTCTTCTTTTTTCTCTATAAGACTCATACTCACTTGGATCATAATCTTCTTCTCTATAACCCTCACCGCTAACATCACCTTTACTAGTTTTAGTAGTTTTGTTACTTGGTGTTTCGCTCTTTTTAGTCCAAGGAAACTTTTCGTCTAACTCTTTTTGATAAGCATCGTATTTTGCTGAAGTACCTGTTTTTGGGTCGTAATCACTCCAAGCTTCAGGACCACTTTTTCTTTCAAACGAGTATTTTGAAAATTGTCCACCAGTTTTAATTGATGATTTATTATCAGAACTTTTGTTAGTTTTTGGAGCAGCTTTCTTTATTTCTTCTTGCCCACCTTTAGCATATTTCCACTCTCCTGTTTTAAGATCTTTGTATTCAGGTTTACCATCTTTATCAAGTCTATATGTATATGGATCATCTTTACGTCTAAATTCTTTAGTTTGTTTAAACGGTGACGGAACTCTACCACTTTGTTTTATCGTCTTTCCATAGAAAGAACTACCTTTCATTTTAAATCCCATATTATTTTTTCTTTTTTATTTTAGGCCAATTTTTATTAACAACATTAAGAGAGTCAGATACATGTGCAAATCTATCCGTAGCAACATTGTAATCTTTTGTTACAGACTTTTCTTTTTTTGTTAAATCATCATATTCTTTCTTACTTAAACTCTTACCATATCTTGGGTCGTCATAATGCTTGTTAAGTTTGCTTGTTTGTTTTTTCACATTTTTATGAGCTTTACTAAGAACTTCTTCTTGAGAATCTCCTTTTTTATTAGGTCTATTTTCAAAAGTACTTGTTTTGTACTTTTTATCACCTATAGTATGAGTATGTTTAGTTTCGTCTTTTTTAGTTCTTTTTTGCTTTAAAGGCGATTTACCATAAAAAGCAGTACCCTTCATTTTATATCCCATAATTTTATTTTTATGATGCTAACTGTTGTCCCGCTCTACTTATCGCTTCTATCTTTGCTTCGTCAGTTTGTTCTTTCTTTTCATTGTTTTCTTCAGCTATTTTTTCAGATTCTTTTTTATCCCCTTCAGTCTTTTTTTCTTCAGTTTTCTGATCAGGAGTTTTTATGCTTTCTTGCTTTTTTATTTCTTGTTGATTTCCGCTTTCATCACTTGGTCCTTCGTTAGCTGGACACCCGTCTGGTGTACAAGCACTTTGAAGTGGTGATTTGTAAAAAGCAGGTGTTGGAGGAGCCATTGGTCCTTCAGATCCTTCAGTACCTTTGTTTAAAGGACTTCTATATAAAGATGGTCCTTTCATTTTAAATGGTTTATACATAATTATCTTTCTTTATCTTTAATCATATCATCAATAGCCTTGTTGTAAACCTTATCTGTATATGATTTGTTATTGTAAAAAATACTTCTGTCTGACGTTGGCATATCTTCCTCGCCTAAAAGTATTCTGTAAATTCTACTTATCATTTGAGAGCATTTAAAAGAGGTTTTGAAAATACTATATTTAATAGTAGTACGGTTTCTATGTCTCCATGTTTCTATCCAACCATCTCTTCTTAGTCTCTCCCATCTGTTTTTATCCCATGAGTACGTGTAAGTACCATCTAAAAACTCTTGTCGTGTAAATCTTTCTTTACAATCTAAATAAATTAATAATTCTAAGTCTGCGTCTTTTAACCCGTAAGTTTTACAGACCCACTTTCTAGTGAGCCTGTAATACTTAAGGATATTCATTTCACGCAAATCTTGCGCGGTTAATCTCAACTATTAAGAGTTTTGATTATGAAGGTTTGCAGCACTTGCTATGTCAGCAATTAACTGCGTTCCGTTGACACCATCATAAAGATCGATCCAACCATTTTCAGTTACTCTACTACTGTTTATCTTTTGGATAAGCTCTTGCATGTGTGCTTTAGCGTTATTAGCTGTTGTCATCGTAACGTTGATAACATCAACATTATCACCAAGAACAGCTGCTGCTCCAGAAGCACCTTGACTAATAGACATAGGGTCAAGCGCTATGTGATAAACTGTTTCTGAGCCTGATATAGCTCCTGTTACTGCCATTGAACCCATACCTATTGATCTAATAGAACTTACTGGATAAACAACAGATCCTGCTGCGTCATCATTAGCTGCTTTCGTAGCTGTTGAGCACATGTGTATAAATTTTGTTTTCATTTTTTATAATTTTAGTAAGTTAATAATTAGTCATTAGAAGCTCTAACAACGGTTATACCTGAAATATCAGGGTGAACACTTTCTCCAGTTACTTTATCATATATAACAATAAAGCCGTCAGAGTTTGGGTGAGAGTTAGCTGCCTCAACAATTGCTTTCATAATTGGTTGAGGTTCGTTAACAGTTGAAAAATCAATATTAACAACATCGACGTCGTTATCACCAACGTCAATATCTCCATCTCCTACGCCTATACCAGCAGGTTCAAAGAACATAGCAAATCTATCTTCGTCTTCTGTTATAGCACCTGTTATAGCACCAGAACCCATACACATACCTTTAAGTGAACTTAGAGGAAAAAGTAAAGATCCTTCAGTACTATCATCATCCGCCGCTTGATTAGCTGCGTCTCTAAAATACAAATATGTTTCCATAATTTTTTTTGTTTTTAATTAATAATTTGTTTACTGTTTTTGGGTTTTGGTTTAAGGGTTGTGGTTTGGGCTTAATCTATTAACACCACGTCTCTTGATATAATAACGTGATATAATATGTCTTTATATTGTATACCGTGCCCAGCATGTTTATCATAATAAACGGTATCGTTATTTTCTATTCCTTCAACTAAGTTTCCTACTGAAATAACCTTAGCCTTTATATACCTATTGTCACTGTCCACATCTTCTGTTAATATTAAACCAGCAATCTTTTTAGGTTCTCTTTTTATATTTTCTACTATTATGTAATTATTAACTGCCTTCATTTGTTCTCATATTTGAAATTACACAATCAGCTGATATAATAGTAGTCACAACAGAAACTGCATTTTTAAGTGCAGACTTGGTAACGAGTACTGGATCTATAATACCTTTGTCAATCATATTAACAGAATGACCAGTTACAACATCAACACCTAAACCTTTTTCTGGTCTTGGAGCTACTTGTTCTAAACCAGCATTTGTTAATATAGTATCAAATGGAGCTCTTATAGATCTCAATAAAATCTCTTCTCCAGCGTTTTCAGGGTGAACCTGTTGTGATGCGTTGAGTAGAGCAACTCCACCACCTGGGACGATACCTTCTTTCAGGGCCGCTTT